TCGACCTCCTTGGTCGTGTCCACGCGAGAAATTGGAATCTCGATATAGCCAGCCGGAAGGTCTTCTCCACTCCCGATACTCCCGTCGTAGTGCGTCACCGCCTGGTCAGACCCCCGCGAAATGACCAGCGTGATGTTCGCAGCAGATTCGATACGGTCAACAGTGCCATTTCGTGCCATGATAAATTAAATTTTGGAGAATTAAGTCTTATCCGCCATTTCCGATAGTGACAGTGTTCTCGATGAAGCGAAGCGGCTCAACGAGATCAACACTCATCTCCAGACCGGCGGTGGTCGCGTCCTCTTTCTGGACGTTGACCGTATAGCTGATGACAGCCTGGGACTCCTGAAGGCGAGTCAGAGACTCACTGACCATTCCCTCCAGCGTGTTCCTGACAACCGCACTGTTCAGCTTGCCGATGAACGGCTTCTGATTATCGCGGGTCGTCTCGATGATGTAGTCGGCCACCAGTCGGTTAAAGCCGAACTGGAGATTCTGTTCATCCGTGTTCGAGTCCGACACCGTAGTCGGGTCATCCACAACACGAACGCCGCGGGCTTCGTCAGCCAGCGGAACGGTGTCCTCGTCAATCAGACTGCCTCGCTCGGCGCGGTTGAGCGTGACCGCGAGGCGCTTGTTCGTACTGAGGCGCTTGTTAATGGGCGTGGTCGTCAGACCAAGCTGGGCCTTGAATCCGACGTAGGCCGCAATCGCAGAGGTGTTGTCCTCAAACCGCGTCGGATAGACAACTTGCGTCCGACTGTCGTCGTACTGAACCGTGTAGGTCGTGGGGTCCAGACGAATATCTGCACCGCCAACGGCGAGTGCGAGGCTATATTCGTCTTCCATGTTGTCAACGGCAAGGTTGGCGTCGTCCACAACGTTCGAGTTCTCTGACAGGGGAGCGAGGAAGTTGATGACCTCAGGGACCGTATCGACCACGACGTCGATAGCACTTTGGTAGTCAAAGTGGTCGTAGTCAAAACTCAGGGACGTACCCGGAGTCGATTCCAGTTCGACGTTCGCCCGGACGGGGTTCACATAACACTCGCCAGCAGCAGGCGAGTACGTGGACACATCATCGTAGACGATATTGACCGTCTGGTCCGTGCCGCCAAGCGTGACCGTAATGGAGTCTTCGTCTTCACGAATCGGCTCATTGTCGAAGCTAACGGTCGTGCTGGAGGCGCTGTCGTGGCTCTCGCCAGTAACAGTTGTAGACTCCGCGACAGCCGCATAGACAGGGAACGCCCCCTCGTTGAGAGCGTCAATAACTCCCTGGGTCAAGAGACTCGAATCCTTGGGGCCGAACCACTCGACCGCCTTGGATGCACGAGTCACTTGATAGACTTTGGTGACGTCAGCCGGATTCGTCGCGTTAGCGAGGTCCGCCTGACCAACGATAGCAACGTCACTCGGAACTTCACCCGACGACGGCACGACAGCCGAAGAGGTGAGGTCCGTGATGATGCCAGGTTCTTGGTGGTCGCCGTAAGTAGTCATGTTGAATTACTGAGAATTAAGGATTGAACGTGAACGTATCAATCACTTGTTCAAGCGTATCTTCCTGCGTGTCACTTGGCGTTCGAGTGACAGTATGGTCGCCGTGGAACCGAGCGGAAAACATCAGTTCCGCTTCTTTTGGTTCCGTGAATTGGTGCGTCGGATTCCCGTCAGCGCCCAATCTGCACTGCTTTAGGCCGTCGTGAAACGTTTGTGGGTTTTCACGGAGCAGCCGAAGCTCGTGTTTTGCGTCTTCTTTGAGCCTGCTAACATCGACTTCATCCGAGTGACGAACAAGAAACTCGACACGGGTTCTGAAACTAAAATTCAGATACCATTCGTGTTCGAGACTCCCGTCGTTGTCGAAATCGCCGGTTGCTTCGCCAGCCTTTGCCGAGTTGTTGAAGTTAAAGTCGTTAGTGTCCCAATCATCTATAATAATGACCGGAACTGGACGTTCATCCTCTAAAGAAACAGTCCTGACCGGAACCGATAAGGCCGAGGACTGGTACGACTGAAGGCCACTGATTAGTTCTGTTTCGTCCATGAAAGAATTACTTCAACCCGGCGGCGCGGAGTTCGCGTTCCATCTGTTTTTCGACCTTTTGCTTCACCAGAAGCGGGCCGTACCGCTGGAGATACTGCTCAGTTGTCTCCATAAAGCCGATGCCGGGGTAGCCATCTCTTTCCAGCCCTTCTTTAACAGCAAACGCCGTGATAACGATACCGGGGCTGTACTCAGCGGCCAGTGCAGCCAACTGGGGGTCCCACTCGTTCACATCAGCATGGGCCGCCGATTCTTGCGCGTCGGCGTTTGGCGTAAGCTTGTCGTCAACCCACGGGATGATGTCCTGAACTGACGGAGAGCTACCGGGCTTTAGGCCCTTTTCGTTGATTCGGGCGTGGGGAGCATCGTTTCTGATTTTCCCCTTCCAGTGATAAGACCGGCTGAACTGGTTTTCCGTTGTGCTGAACCCCTGCTTGAGAGTCCCGCGCCACACGCGGTCAGCAGATAGCACAGCGTCTCGGGCCTTGTCTTCACCTTTCCGCATCATCCACTCACCGGATTCTTCCAGTCCTTCTTTTAGCCCCCTTCGAAGTGCTGGACCCACCCGGTCAGCCTTCTTGACATCAATGTCGATGTCAATATCGTCAGACACGCTACTCACCTGCTTCGTCGTGAATGATTGGTTCTCCGAAGAACTCGACGTGGGTGTCGTAGGACGTGTGGGCCTTTACTTCGTAGTCTTGTCCATCGTAGACAAGCACGTCCTCTTCAGCGGGCGGGTCAGGCTGGTCGTTTCCAACCGGTACGAGGAACACAGGTCGGTCCCGCATCCGATCACCAGCGTTGGACTCGACTTCCGTATTCCGGTTCGGATAGGTTTTGAACGCGAGAACGTGCCTATCGGATACGTACTCGTCAGTCATGTTTCCGAAGTCGTTTTGGCCCGTTTCGCTTTGCACTTTCACTTCGGCCAGTTTGCCCATCCGGTGAATCTGCGCCACGACCTGTTTACCGCCGTAGGTCATAGATCAGAGCCGCCAACGTCAGTAGTACTTCCTCCGCTCTGGTCGCCAAAGCTGTCCGGCTCGTATTCGCGGTTAGTTCTTGACGGAGCAGTAGACTGGACAATACTGGTCGCCTTGATTGACTTCAGGGCGGACTTTGCGTTCCGATACCACGTCGTTACGTCGTCGTCTGCCTTTGCCAGTAACGTCTTCTGGTCAACTGCTCCCGCCTGTAAGTCCTGAGAATCGAGTTCTCCGGTCTGGACTTTCGAGAAAAGACATGTGTACCAGAACAGCGCCTCTTGCCCCCCCGGCTTATCGGTTTCGAACCAGTCGTAGTCGGCGTCGAGGTTCTTTTTAACTCGGATGTGTCGTTGTGCAGTCCGATACGCCGTGTCGAGGCCGTCATGTGAGAGGACTCTAATAGACGTGTAGCCGGTAAATTCACGCACGTCCTCTTTTAAGTCTTTTTCGTTTGAAACCATAGTGATTCAGACGGCCTCAGTTAGGCCGGTCTACTTGACCCGAGTCGCCGTGACTTCAACGGCGGCAAGCGGGTCAGCCATGCGGCACCCGTAGTCGGCCTCGGCGTTCGCACCGAGCAGGTCGCCCGGCGAACGCACAACCGCGCCGTTCGGCCTCGTGACCTGAACAGGGCGCTCTTCGAGGAACTTGATGGGCGAGTCGTTCTGTGCCTGCGTGACGTAGAACTTGTCTCCCGCCATCCACGGCGACTCCACGAGGGAAACGCCGTCAATAACGATATCGAGGTCCTGAACATCCGCAGACCGCATACCGTTCGCCATCGGGACGTGGTACTGCGCGTCCCACGAAAGCTCGTCGCGGAGACTCCGCTTGAAGCTGTTCGAGACGAGGGCAACAAACGGTCCTTCCATCCCGTGGTGGGTGAGGTGGCGCTTGGCCTCTTCGATGTGTTCGTGAGCCTCGTAGTCAGTGTCGTCGTTGCCATCGTCATCGAAGAGTTCGTCGGTATCCCCGAAAACGTGGTCGTGGGAATTACTGAAGCTGTATTCCCCGTAGTCCTTGATGTCGTACCAAGCACCCGAACCGTCGATGATGCCGTTCTGAAGGGTAGAGTAGATAAGCTGTTCCTCGGTGTTCTTCGCACCCGAGAGCAGGTTGCGGAGCTTGCGGAGAATTTCCTCCGACGGCGTACGACGCACGTACTTCTGCGTCATGCCGAGGGACTTCGAATAGGTCGTCCCGCGGATGGTCATCCACTTGCCGTCGCTCTCTTCCTGCCGCATCGCACGGGGCTGTTCACCTTCAGAAAGTTCGTCCCAGTACACGTCGTCCTGTTCGGCTTCCTGATAGAACGTCTGCTCAGAGACAGTCTCCGCGAACATCTCGCGGAACGGCTTCTCCGCATCGTTGTAACGGTCGATGAGGGCGCGAGCCTTTTCGAGCAGGTCATCAATAGGCACACCGTCAGCGGTGTGCAGTTCATGTCGTCGTGCCATTTGAAATTAAGAGTTAAGTTAGCTGTATTGAGTCTTCAAGCGGTAGAGTAGTCAGCGTCCACTTCAAGGAACAGCCGATCCTTGGAGACGTTATTCGGATTCACGCCGCCGTCCATAGTCGTGCAGGCAACGCCAAGCACCTGAACCGCCTCGCCAGCGGTCGACGGTTTGGTCTGCGTAAAGCCACCGCCAACGCTGAGATACACCGGCTCACCGGGCGTGAAGTCGGTGTCATCGTCGTCGTTGACCATCTCGATGCCAGAGCGAACGACCGTCGCCCGGTCGCCCGCAAGGGTCCGATCTTCCTTGTAAATCTGCTCTTCCACGTCATCCCACGGGTGCTGGGTGACGTTCGAAAGGTCACTCGGCATGACCTCACGGGGGAAAAGGACACCAATAGCCTGAATCGGTTCAGTGCCGTCGTCACTTGCATCAGCCGCCGCGTCGGCCTGCACAAGCTGGGGCGGGTCAACGGTGGTGTCGATACCGACAGGTACGCCCTGGTTCTCACCAGTGACCTGCACATTATCGATACCAGTTCGGTTGAGAGGCTGTTCCTCGCCAGTTGCGATGTTGAAATCCGTCATTAGTTAGTTGAAAGAAAATGCAGTCTTACAGGTTGATGCCCTGCATACTGCCAAGCTCCCGCTCAACGAAACCCTCCGCTTCGCCGTCGGGGTCCGTCGGGGACTTCCGACCGAAGTCATCAAAGCCGCCCTCGCTTTCACGCCCGTCGGAGTCATCGCTGCCCTCGGTCCCCGCCTTGGCAACGAATTCCTTCCAGTCCTGAAGGTCGGCGAAGGAAGTAGCCTCCGAGTCGCGGAGAACATCCTCGCTCACGGGGACCTCATCGAAGGCTTCCGCCTCCGTGATGTCCTCGATAAGGGCCTCGCGGGCGTCTTCGAAGTCTTCGATAACGCTTTCGTCCACTTCGTCCAGTGCCTCGGTCGCCGCTTCGAAATCGGCGACGTTGGACTCCTGTGCAGTCTCGAACTCGCTGACCAATTCCCGAAGCTGTTCCTCCGAGAAGTCGGCGAGGTCGCCGTCGTATGTAACTCGATTGAAATTAAGTTCCATGTTAGAATTGAATTGTGTTCGTCTCTACCGCGAAGTCGTCCGCCGCCGAGTTCTCTCCGGGCCCATTTTCGTCCGCCGGGTCATCGAACTCAGCCTTTGCATTTCCGATGGCTTCAGCAAACGCCGCGTTAACGCCACCGTCATCGTAGCCGCCCGCGAAGTTCACCGTCGAGAACTCGCGGAACTTACCGTCTTTCATTTCCGGCTCCCCATCGTCGTTGATAACGGCCGTGTAGTTGTCGCCAAAGCCCAGCGATCCGTCGCGGATAGCAGGCGGATCGTGGGTGTAGCGGGCAACTGCTTCCTGATGATTTTGCGACCCTTCGATGTTCGGGGTCCGGGTCATCAAGATAAACTTGTTCAGCCGTTCCGAGAACCATGCAGTACGAACTTCACCGATTTTCGCCCAACTGTTTGTGTCTTCGTGGTCTTTCAGATGGGGCGGAGCGTCATATTCTTTCTCGCTAACCTTATCGAGGAAGTCTTCGGTGATGCGAACTCCATTGCGACGTTCCGGCGGTCCCGGTTCCATCGCCTCAAAAATCACGTCAACACTTTCGAGGTTGCCTTCATTGTCGTAGTTTTCAC